AATGATTATGCATCATGCATTCTCCTCTGCATGCTCAGGTTCCCAACTTTCGCCCGTGCCGTTCAGCCATGTACCTTCGAACATGCCGCCTTCGTCCTGATAGTCAGCGTCAACGCTAACGCCCATAGAATGCAGCTTCTCCCAAACGGGGATAGGTGGCGACCATGCTGTCCAGCAATTGAATGTGAAATGAGCTTTGCCACCAAGCTCAATTTTTATAGGGTCAGTGATTTGGACATCTGCAACATCCCACTTTGTGTCCCAATTTTTCAGACACCAATCGTACCAATTCGGTATACCCTCTTCCAGACATTTTTTGCGCTCTTCATCACCCAAATTGCCACGAAAAATATTGTCAGGCATCGGCACAATAAACGCACAGAAACTTGGCTCTGCTGCGGTCAAGTGCTGATAAATTTCCTTTACCAAGGCCACAGGCCCGTAAATGTGTACTTGTTGATCGCAATGATTAGGCATTGGTTGTCTCCTCTTTTAAACGTGCAATTAATTCATTAATGTCATCAAATTCTGCCCGTGCTGTTTCGTTGCCATTTTCATCAAAAACAGTGACAGAAAACATGGGCCAGTTTGGGTCTTCGCGTAGCTCTGGGCTTGCGTAATCGATCCAGACTTGCTGCCAATGCCCGTTGGGCAATTCCAATATGATGGAGGGGCAAGTATCGTTGCCATAACTACTGTCTACATATCCCAGCGATTTAACCGCGTCCAAAACCTGATTGAACGCTTGATAATTGTCATAATCGGTATGGGGTAACTTATAAGAAATGGGCATCATGCGTCCTTCCTTATCAGGTCCATAATATTGATTGCAGTATCGTAGCGCGGGGTATGTGATGAACTACCCCACGGCGCGGCCTCATACGCGGCCTTGTTGTTATTGGTTACAAGCCGATCTTTTAACACTTCGCATTTGTGGGCGTTAAAGAATGTATGGCCTATTTGATATCCACCTTCCCAGATGTCTTGATCCTCACAGCACTGATAGGCGTAACACTGAGCCATCTTGTAGAGGTCCACCCAGCCTAGGGCTAAGTCTTTCCCTTTACCCACGGCGGCAATGCATTCGGCTTCGTAATCCTCCCAGCTACCATCTACAAATTCATCATAGCTGTCGGGATAGCGCGATTTCAAACTCTCCTCATTCATGGAGAGCATTTGCAAAACCACATTGCGTGGCTCTGCTTTCTCGTAGCGATCATCACAATAGGCGATTGCCAGTTGGGATAAATGTTCTGGGGTACATAAAAATGCTGACATGGTCTAGTTCCTTTTGATTATAGATTGTAAAAGTAGATTGATCACTTGCTGGCGCTGCTCTTTGGCCTCGTCTTCAGTGATCATCAGATCAAGGTATTGCTGCTGAATAAATTTGTTTTCAGCTTGAGCAAATTGGATGGCATCTAAGCGTGTCATGCTAACACCTCCACGGCCCATAAGATGGCCCAAGGGATGAAGAACAGAGAGGCGCAAGCAAGCACCTCTCCAGTGATCTCTATGAGCTTATGCATGATTTAAAAGTCCAAGTAAGCGGCACCGCTCACTGTCACAGATGGGTTTTCTAATGTAGCGCCGCAAGCCGTGGCAAACTCAAGCAATTCGGCATCACTACCACCGCAACCGCCTTCGTTGTTAATCCATTCCCCATGCCAATCTAAGGTTAGATAATTGCCATCGGTCCGACCAGCAATGTCTTTTAGTTCGACATCAAAGCCGCAATCTTCAGTCACTATATTATAAAACTCTGCCCCGAAAGCTAACTTAAACAACTTAGCATCAGTATAGCCGCCCCTAACATCAGCACCGCCGTGAATTTGAATGAGTATATATTTTTCTGGGCCATATTCACACTCACGTTCTAGCATAGTACCACTAAAAACGGTGCTGTGATTAGCTGCCCAATTGTAAGTATTAAAGCCGCCGTTTTCTTCAGTAGTGAAAAGGCATGTGTCTAGATATTGCTGCCCACTAAAAGAAACCCCACTATGATCGCCTTTCCAATCATCAACAGGCAGGGCGTTAAAGTCATGGCAATATTCATCAAGCTCTAAGCAACCTGTGGTCAATAAATGGAAGACATTCACGCAAGGTATAACTTCCGCAACGGTCTCACCTTTATATTCCCTAACATAAATGTCAGCCGTGGCGCTGGGCTGGGCTTTAAAGTCATCAACAGTCAGGCCTAAGTTTTGTTGCCAAGCTCTACCAGCCGCACCGCCGCTATCTAGCATATGAGTGCCAGTATTTTCGGTTAGCATAGCCGCAATGGTTTGGTCTAAGTTTAATTTAATAGTCATCAGATTGATCTCCATTTGATTGGTCAAAACAAAGGGCGTTGGCTCCCTTGCTCCTATTAAGGACTGCCTGTTAACTTTTTGCAACAACTAAATACTTAACTAAGGTATTTACTCGAATATTAGTTAACAGCCAATATAAGCGCCGCACATTGCCAAAAGGTTCGTTTGCTGACTTTACTATCTAGAAATGGTTAACAGTCACTCAAATCAAAGAAACGGTTTTTGAGGGCTATTGTTCCGGCTTTGTTCTAATGTGATCGGCTGGGTTGATTGTCCAGGTGGATAGAATTGAACAAGCGTTCAGTTAATAGGCTGAGAGGATTGGGAGGGCTGAGAGTACACAGCGCCGCGCTTCCCTCTTGCCCATTTTGCCCGTAAAGTATTGAACGCTTGTTCAATTAATAGTTAGCAATTAATTATACCTTTTTTATATACAAATTTACTAAGTTATTTCAGGCAATCGATCTTAATGCACATTTATTCCGTGCCTGAATATTTATAAGTACATGAATTATATAAACATTATTGCATTAACCTACGACCTTTGAGGTAACAGGTTGTAATAATATATATATAAAACAATGCGTTAAGATATCGGCTGGTTGTTTTTAGATTTTCCGAAACGAGGCCGCGCTGGGGCGGGGCGACTGCCACCCCCTACCCCCCCCGTTGTCGTATACAACCCCGGCATATTTTTAGAAATTCACGACTGTAAACGGCTCCGGCCAATTATCTCCGGCCATTCTTCGTAAAGTTTCTACATATAGCTTAGGTTATTAACTATGGCCTTATGTAAAGTATTAACTGTTGCATTAAGTAATTAAGTGTTGTATACTTCATATGACCAATCATTCATGTATTTATACACGGGATTACATATGATTGATGACTTAGGCCAGGACGCTACTCTTTTCGATGAGGGCTTACCTATCTTCTTAGATCACGACTTAGAAGTATCAGATTCAGGTATGCTGTATATCAAATCTACCTTAAATATTGGTGACTTTAATGAGGTAGAGATTTTAAAGCCTCTGTACGAAACAATTGAATATGTTTTGGACAATACAGAGAACGAGTACTGGGAATTATACGCCATAGCCAATGAGCTTGAGCGTGAGGCTTCTAAGCTAAGGGATGTAGCGCAGCGTATGGAGGACAGCACTGAGAATGTAGCTGATCTTTTCGACGTTACATATGATTCAGACTAACCTCTTTGGCTGGGGTGAAGATGATACCTCGGTTGAAAATACTATTTTGTGCAGACACTGCTCTAAAGTGAAACCTAGAGAAGCCTTTCGTCTGTACAGAAGAGCTACTGGTGATCGGGAATGTAGAAGTACTTCCTGCAAAGAGTGCCAGAAGCATAATAACCGTGTGGTTAATTCCATACGGAAGACGGCTCCTCCTATGACTGATCATTGCCAGTGTTGCCTTAAAAGCGGGACTAAGCTGGTATTAGACCACTGCTACGAGACTGAGACTTTTAGGGGCTGGCTCTGTTCTCATTGCAATCTATCGATAGGTCTTCTTGGGGATAATATCCAAGGTTTAAATAAAGCTATAACCTACCTATCCCGACTAGGGTGACTTAGCCTTTGCATAGCGGATATACCATTTAACTATCTACTCCTTAAAGCGCCTACTTGATATAATGTAGGTACATATAATTAAGGAGATAGATATGTTTACCAAAGCCATTGCAATATTAGTTCACTTCTTTTCGGGAGAAGGTTCTTTAATTCGTAAGATACAAGTTAATCAAATGAGAAGAGCCGCTTACTGGCAATTGCATAACATGAGAGACAAAGACCTAAAAGACATAGGACTAAGTCGATCTGATATCCATCAGGTTGCTTATGGGGGGAGAGGTCGCGGGACTACTACTTAAAGTAGTCTACTAGGAGTATTCTACTTACCTATATAGTTGTACCCTCAAGCGACAATTCATTATACGAATTAAATAGCGTTCTGTCAATATAAATCGTTAGTTAAGTTATTAATAAAATGCTTGACTAATACCACAGTTAAATGCTACAATGTAGGGACTAGGGAAGAATTGCCTTTTAATTTATATTACATACGCGCAGCGATACAGCAGCGCACAGGTCAGGTTCTAAAGTTTGACCGTATCCGCCAGCTATTACTAGAAGAAGGTTTGATCTCCCAGAAGGAGTTAGAGACTAATCCGCTTAGTAAAGAGTTTGATGGGTATGGTCGATACTTTGCTACTGAGGATTGCTCTGTAGTTATTCCGCATGACCCTCGCCGTTTCATCCCTGAGTTACTTGATGAAGATTTTGACAAAGACGAAAGCTAGATGAGGAAGGCTCTAAATGAAGTTTATGGACTATAAAGAAGCCTTAGAGCTTGGCGGTTATACTGTAACCGTAGACCATATCACCACACGATTGGGCGAGGTCTTAGCTGGCTTTGATCCCTACGGTGGCTATTGGGTTGTTGATCCTGCTGTACAGGAAATCCTTTCTAGCCCGGTTGTTGTCGAGAAAGTACGATCACGTACTGCCGCAGGTCACTTTGTTAAAGATGATCCTGCCACGCCTCAGAACGAAGCCTGGACAACTAAGATCACTAAGCCTGCCTCTAAGAAGAAGTAAGGCTGATGGGTAAGATTGAATTGGCTGGGCTTATAGGATTCCTCTTCGGAATATCCCTTGGAGGATTTATCACTGCCTTCGCTATGTCGGTTATATTTTTACTGTAGAGATCAATAACATGGCTAAAACTAAATCAGAGAAGATTGCTGCAGGTAAGAAGCGGCATGGTTTTACTTCAGTTAATAAGCCTCGCCGAGGTGGCCCTAAGAAGTTCGAGGTCTTAGCCGTAGAAGGCGACAGCGTTAAATACATTACCTTCGGCGATAAAGATATGGAAATTCGCAAAGATAACCCCGCAGCACGTAAGTCCTTCAGAGCGAGGCACAAGTGCGACACAGCAACCTCAAAACTAACGGCCAGATATTGGTCATGCAAAAATTGGTAAAGGAATAATTATGCCTAACATGATGAAAAAAGGTGACAAGAAGATGTCTAAAACGTCTGGCTACATGAAGGGCGGCATGGCTGCTAAAAAGAAGATGGCTGGCGACATGACCCCTAAGAAGAAAATGGCTGGCGGTGGCATGGCTACCAAGAAAAAGAAATAGCTGCTGATGTCTTTGTATGAACACCTCAACAAACAGAAAAAGTCTGGCAAAAGTCGGACTAAGAAAAACTCCACAGTAAGCCCAAAAGCTTTTGCAGATATGAAAGCTGGTTTCCCCAATTCTAAAAAGAATAAAGCTAAAAAGAAAAAGGCAACGGCATGACAAAGCTTACCCCTGCCCAAGAAGCCAAAATGAAAGAGCATAAAAAGCATCATTCTGCAAAGCATATGAAAGATATGCGAACTGCAATGGCGGCAGGGAAGTCTTTTAGTGTTGCACATACTGTAGCTAAAAAAGCTGAAAAGAAGAAGGCTAAGGCGTAATGGCAGACGAAAAGAAATACACCGACAAGCAGCTAATATTCTTAGAAGCTCTTCTATCTGAGGAGTGCAAAGGTAATCTGCGTAAGGCTATGAACCTTGCTGGTTATTCTATGACTACATCGATTACGGAAGTGGTGTCTTCTTTAAAAGATGAGATCAATGACCGGGCGTCTATGATGCTGGCTATGAACGCCCCTAAAGCCGCTTGGGGCATGGTAGACGTATTGGATGACCCCGGTGCTATGGGAGCTAGAAACTCTATTGCAGCGGCTGCTCAGATACTGGACCGCACTGGCCTCATTAAGAAGGATCAGATTGAGGTCAAGAATACGGGCGGTGTTATGTTTATCTTACCACCTAAAAACGAAGATTGAGTATTTGGCTAAATAAAGTCAGACCTAATAAGACTTCTAAAATACCATACGCATACAAAGAGGCTGACGATAATCCGTTGCTACTTGTAGCAGATCAAGAGAAAGCCAGCCTTGTAGAGGACGCACTGGACTATCTTGAGGCGGGCCACTCCACTCGAAAGACTGCCGATTGGTTATCGTCCAAGACAGGCGATAAGCTCAGTCATCAGGGCCTAATCCACATTTGGAAGGCTAGGAGAGGTAAAGGCAGTGAAAAGCCCTCTAAGAGGCTTAAAGAGCTTGCGAAGGACAATCGTAAACGCAAGCCTAAGACTGCCGAAGAAAAGAAGATTGGCATAGCCAAACGCCGACAGACAGACGTTAAGCGTATGCTTACAGTCGCAAAGAAGAAGCTAGACGCCTTAGAGCCTACTAAAGAGTTAAGTACGGCGAATTTGGACTTCTCCGTTATTGAGAGCCAAAAGCAGAAGAAGGAGGTGGTCTTTTCTCCCAATCCTGGGCCGCAGACAGAGTTTCTGGCTGCTAGTGAACAAGAGGTCTTGTATGGCGGCGCAGCCGGCGGGGGGAAATCGTTCGGACTACTTGCCGACCCCATGCGTTACTTTAGCAACCCTAATTTCAATGGGCTTATTCTAAGACGTTCTAATGATGAGTTGCGTGAACTTATTTGGAAATCGCAGGAATTATACCCCAAGGCATTTCAGGGAGCTAAATGGGGAGAGAAGAAGTCTCAATGGACGTTTCCCTCCGGTGCTAGGCTTTGGTTGACCTACCTTGAAAACGATAGGGATGTACTTCGATATCAAGGGCAAGCCTTTAGTTATATAGCCTTCGATGAGTTGACTCAGTATTCCACTCCCTTCGCATACAATTATATGAGGAGTCGCTTGAGAACGACTGATCCGACACTGCCTATCTTCCTTCGCGCCACAACTAACCCCGGTTCAGTCGGACATAGTTGGGTTAAAAGGATGTATATTGATCCTGCCCCTGCCAACACAAAGTTCGTGGCAAAAGACTTAGAAACAGGTGAAGACTTAGTTTACCCGCCTAGCCATGAGAAAGCTGGGGAGCCACTGTTCTACCGCAGGTTTATTCCGGCCAGCCTTAAAGACAATCCTTACCTTATGGAGGGCGGTCAGTATGAGGCGAACCTATTATCCCTGCCAGAGATGCAGAGAAGGCAGTTATTAGATGGTGATTGGGCGGTTGCAGACGGCGCAGCGTTTTCTGAGTTTAGGCAATCTGACCACGTTATTGAACCGTTTACTATACCACATACTTGGCGGAGGTTTAGGTCATGTGACTACGGATATAGCTCTTATTCCGCTGTTCACTGGTTTGCTATTGATCCAAACTATAACACCTTAATTAATTACCGAGAGCTATACGTCACGAAGCACACAGGCAGAGACCTGGCTAAGGCAGTTATAGCAGCGGAAGGTGATGATAAAATCGACTATGGTGTCTTGGACTCTAGTTGTTGGCACAACCGGGGGCAGCTTGGCCCGTCCATAGCCGAAGAGATGATATCACAAGGTACTCGTTGGCGTCCTAGCGATAGAACCAACGGCGCACGGGTAGCTGGCAAGAACCGTTTTCACGAAGTCCTTAAAGTAGATGAAGTTACTGGGATACCGGGCATCCAGTTCTTTAATACCTGCCGACAAATTATAGCAGATTTACCCGTCATACCTTCTGACCCCAGAGGATCAGACGACATTGACCCGCGATATGCCACTGACCACGCCTATGACAGCGTCAGGTACGCCGTTATGAGCAGGCCCAAAGCCTATTCACCCTTTGATATGGGCCAAGGCGTACCCCAACAAGTCTGGCGACCCGCTGACACAACATTTGGATATTAAAACATGGCCTTAATGGAAAAACCGCTTCCTGATGACGTTACCGATTCCGATATTGCAATACCTTTGAAGGAAGACGGGGATGTTGAGGAAGAAAACCTAAGCTATTCCGGTGCGGTTGCCTTTATACGAGGGCAATACAGGCGTTCTAAGGACGCTCGACTGTCTGATGAGGAGCGTTGGTTAGACGCTTACCGCAATTACAGAGGATTATACTCCAGCGAAGTACAATTTACGGACACTGAGAAGTCTAAAGCCTTTATCAAGGTTACTAAAACAAAGGTCTTAGCGGCATATGCACAAGTAGTGGACGTATTGTTCGCTGGATCGAAGTTTCCTATTGGTATTGAGGCCCGACAGTTTCCAAATAATGTCGTAGACGCCGTAAGCTTTAACCCCAATGCCCTGACCGAAAAGAATGTTAAAGATAAGGTAGGCGTAGACTACAAACCCAAGGCTTCTATCGTTCGTCCCGACATTGCACGGGATTTAGGTCTATTTCAGGATGATCTCAAAGAGGTTGAGGACCAATTAGAGCTAGGCGTAGGCAAAACACCTGAATCCATCACCTTTGAGCCAGCAAAACGGGCTGCTCAGAAGATGGAAAAGCGTATGCACGATCAGTTGGAAGAAACTGATGCCCCTAAACACCTTAGATCGATAGCATTTGAGTGCTGCCTCTTTGGAACAGGGGTATTTAAAGGCCCCTTCGCCCAAGATAAAGAATATCCCCGTTGGGATGAGGAAGGTAACTACGATCCTCTGTTTGAGACCATCCCAAAAATGGAATACGTCAGCATTTGGGACTTTTACCCTGACCCTGATGCTAGGAACATGAATGAAGCTGAGTTTACCATTCAAAGGCATCGTTTAAACCGCACACAGATACGCAGCCTAAAGAAACGCCCCCATTTCCGCAAAGAAAGCATCGAATTAGCCTTAGAGTATGGTGCAGACTATACGCGAGAGTATTGGGAGGACTCTTTAGAGGACGATTCCATCAATACTGACATGGATCGGTACGAAGTACTTGAATATTGGGGCATTTTAGACGCTGAATTAGCCGAAGAAGCCGATATTAAGATACCCAAAGAACTGCGTGATAAAGACGAAATACAGGTAAATATATGGGTTTGTAACGGCCAAATCCTCCGTTTAGTGCTAAATCCCTTCACTCCTAGCCGTATTCCTTACCTTGCAGTGCCTTATGAGCTTAATCCGTATAGCTTTTTTGGTATCGGCGTTGCAGAGAATATGACCGATACGCAGTTGTTAATGAACGGCTTTATGCGGATGGCCGTGGACAATGCGGCCCTGAGTGGGAACCTAATTTTTGAGGTTGATGAAACTAACTTGGTCCCCGGCCAAGACATGACCATATACCCCGGCAAAATTTTTCGGCGGCAGGCGGGTGCGCCGGGTCAAGCCATCTTCTCCACCTCTGCTAAGAATACCAGCCAAGAGAATTTATTCCTATTCGACAAGGCTCGACAGCTTGCAGATGAAGCCACAGGCATCCCTTCATATACCCACGGTTCTGGAGCTGTAGGCGGCGCAGGTAGAACGGCTTCAGGGATGTCGATGTTGATGGGTGCAGCGGCCCAAAACATCAAAGCCGTTGTCCGTAATATTGATGACTATTTGCTTTCACCATTAGGGCGTTCACTTTTTAATTTTAATATGCAGTTCCTATTCGACAAAGAGTTTACCGGAGACCTTGAAGTTAAGGCCCGTGGTACTGAAAGTCTAATGCGGAATGAGGTACGCAGCCAACGTCTTTTGCAGTTCATGCAAATGACTGCCAACCCGTCAATGGCTCCATTTGTTAAGTATGACTATATCTTGCGTGAACTAGCTTCCAGCATGGACCTAGACGAAGATAAAATACTTAACGATCCACGCGCAGCAGCTATCCAACAAAAAATGATGGCCGAGATTCAAGCTCTCATGCCCCCACCGCCACCGCAACCTCCTGAAGGCGGTCCTCCCGGCGCACCCGGTCCACAAGACCCTACCGGAAACGGCAATGGCAATATTGCACCTGGTCAGGCCCCAGAGCCAGACGCAGCCGGGTTCACAGGGGCTGGTGGCGGAGCCAATGGAGGTAATCCCCCAGCAGCAGCACAACAGCCCCCACAGGGCGCTCCCGTATGAACAGACAGGACTATCGGGCGCTACTCCTCCTCGTAAACACTAAGGAGCAGTACAGCCTTCTAAAAGAGTATGCAGATAAGCGTATAGCCACCCTCCTTACCCAACTTAGCACAGAGACCGATATGGACAGGGTTAAGCGTACTCAAGGCGCTGTAGCGGAACTCCGTAAGATCGAAACCCTGCGGGATGAAGTTATCAAAGGGGCTGAATAATGGATGCGATTGCAGATAATTATTATCCAAATGTAGCTACCAGCTTTATTGAACAACCTCGGCCCCAAGGTCGTCCATCTACCGTCATTCAGATTGAAGATACAGATAAGATTGAGCGGCTCGTTTGGGCAGAGGCTCGTGGCGAGGGTGTTGAGGGGCGTAATGCTGTTAGAGGCGTAATATTCAACCGTCTGGCCTCTTCGCGCTTTCCTGACACGGTAGATGAAATTTTAACAGCGGATGAGTTTGAACCAATTCGCAAATACGGCAGCGCAGAAAATATACCTATCCCTAAAGAAGACCTAGAAAATGGGCATGTCGAGTTTGCTGACTATTACCAGCTTGGTAAAGATGCGGTTGATGGGAGAACCTTTTTCCAGAACGGGAAAACTACACAGCGCCGAGGTACGGAATTTTCTGGGCCAGACCCGCTAGTAATCGGGAAGCACACCTTCACGCGAGGCTATGAAAATCAGGAGCCAGTACTTGATACCGCGTTTTCTCATAATATTAAAATTGCCTATGACAATTTTCAGGAGGACTACGCTTTGAGTACATACAGCTTAGGAGGAATACCAATTGCCACCAAAGGCATCACAACAAAAGAGGGAAAAGAAATGGCATCTAAGAAATTTCACCGGGACGATAAGAAGGCTGACACTAACAAGGATGGGATGCTATCGGCCCGTGAGAAAGAAATTGGCGATGCTGTTCAAAAGAACGAAATCGTGGAGATGTATTATGGTGGCATGGCTAAAAAACTGAACATGAACCACGGCGGGATGGCCGGAGGGATCATGGGCTACGATGATGTTTCAGGAAATCCGATACCATTAGGATCAAGTGCCGAAAATGTTCGTGATGACATAGACGCAAAGCTTTCCACTGATGAGTATGTGATCCCCGCCCATGTTGTTAAGTGGCACGGCCTAAAGCAAATCCAAATGATGCAAGCCGAAGCAGAGATGGGCCTTATGTCGATGAAAATGGATGGCCTAATCCAGCAAGTAGATGAATCCGTGGCTGAAGAGCCGGAGGAAGAAGAAATCGAAGAGTCTGATGAAGACATCGATGTAGAGGTCGCCGCTTTTGAAGTGGATGACAAATTGGATGACTCAGATGAAATCGAAAAGATTTTACCGAGGACATCAGCAATGCCAATTATGCAAAAGAAAAAGTATGCATTTGCGGTTTAAATTGGATACCCAGACAGCCTGGACCCAGAAAAGGACACTATGAGTAATACTAAATATAGACGCGCCCAAGAAGAAGACAACGATTTGTCTTATTCCGAAGAGATGGCACAAGTATCGGCGGAACCTTCCTTAGACGCGGAAGAAGAGTCTTATAAAAAACGCTATCAAGACATTCAGCGCCACATCCAAACAGTCCGTAATCAAAAGGATGAGGAGCTTACCAAAGTACAGGCACAGCTAGACGCTGCAACGCGGAAACAGATCAAGTTCCCGAAGACAGATGCTGAAGTTGAGGCATGGTCCAGCCGTTACCCTGACGTTGCTAAGATTGTAGATACAATTGCTCGTAAACGTGCAAACGAAGCCTTATCCGAAGGCGAAAAGCGTATAGAGCAAGTAGAGAAGTTCGAGAAATCTTTACACCGCCAAGGCGCAGAGCAAGAGCTTATGAAACTGCACCCTGACTTTGCTACAATTCGCTCAAACCCTAAATTTCATGAGTGGGTGGCTATGCAGCCCTCTGCAATGCAAGACAGCGTTTATAAGAATAATACTGATGCTATGTGGGCCTCTAGAACCATTGACTTATACAAGTCTGATACAGGCTCTCGTAAATCAGATCGATCCGCAGCACAGTCTGTAGGTCGCACTTCATCTTCCGCACCAGCCTCAGTTGGTAAGTCTGCATTCTCAGAGAGCATGATAGAAAAGATGTCTATTCAGGACTTTGCGAAAAACGAAGAAGCTATCGACGCTTCCCGTCAGGCTGGAACTTTTAATTATGATATTACGGGTGGCGCTCGTTAAGCTTAACAAGTAACTTAACTATTGCTTTAACTAACTCAGTATGTTATAATGAATACATTGAACAACACCAGCTTAGGACACTATTTTAGTATACCCTAAGTTACCCGACCCAGATAATACTACAAAGTCTACCAGTGAGTTTGGAACCGCTCCGGCGCTACTCTTAAACTACTGACACTATTGTCTAATTGTCTGATTTAGCTGCTTCCAACTCTCCTTAATCTTTTAAAGCTTATCTACTAGATAACCAATTAACTTTGGAGAAATCTATAGGTTCGTGTTGAGCATGGAAGTAAATCCCTAGCCATTTCATTCAAGGAAAAACATAATGGCATTTCAATCCGCAGCAGGTAATGGCAACCTGCCCAATGGTAACTTTTCGAGCGTTAAATAAATGACGCCTCTAAGGGTAACCTTAGTTGAATAACTAGGTGAATTGTCTGGGAACCCCTAACGCATAAAGGCGAGGGCAATCAGCAGCCAAGCCTCGAAAGAGGAAGGTTCAACGACTATCCAGAAATGGAGTACACTCAAGCGAGTGGAAGCGCCTAGCTCCTATATTATAGGATGATAATATAGTCTTCTCTATGCGGGACAACGCATAGCAGTTCATCAGAGAACGGGCAGGTAATTAGCGAGACCTGTTGAAAGTACGGATTTACTCGAAAAAAACCCAAAACGCCTTCCGCAAAGCTACTGTCGTAGGCGATATTTCAAATTCCGATTATTTTGGAGAAATTTCTAGTCAGGGCGATACCGTTAATTTGGCGGCTTAGTAGAGCGATCTACTTCGAACAACTCTGTGAATTGCTGGGACATCTCTATGAGACAATCAGCAGCCAAGCCCCTGATGGGGAAGGTTCAACGACTATCCAGAAATGGAGTAGAGCCAAGCGGCTCGAAGCGCAGAGCATCCCTAGTGGATGGTAATATAGTCTGAACTGTATGGTGACATGCAGCGGCCCGAAAGGGCGGGGCAAGAACTAGCGACCTTGCTTGAACACATTGTAAAATTATCAAAGAACCCGAAATTTCTGTATCGTCATATTCGCGGGGCCAGGTGATTAGCCCACAAGATTTGGACGATCAGGATTTCACACTTGTAGTCGATAAAGCTAACTACTTTGCATTTAAAATCGACGATATTGAAGAAGCCCACTCTCATGTGAACTTTATGCAACTCGCGGTTGACCGCGCAGCCTATAGGCTTGCAGATCAATATGACCAAGATGTCCTTGGTTATCTTGCTGGTTACAAGCAATCTGCACTCCACGCAGCGGCTGATACCCTCAACACTACTGCACGGGGTACTAAGGCTGTAACTACTGCTGGCTCGAATGAGTTATTGGCTTCGATGCAGTTGAATAAAGGTAATTTTGGGAATATTACTACCAGTTCTGCTGGTGATCACTCAATTCCTTTAGCAGCACGTTTGCCCGGTGCAACAGCACTTTCCACGGCAGTAGCTTCACCCGCAATGGTTGTCGCTCGTATGGCTCGCCTCTTGGATCAACAGCAAGTTGATACCCAAGGTCGTTGGCTGGTTGTGGACCCTGTATTCATGGAAATCCTTCGTGACGAAGACTCTCGTCTTATGAACGGTGATTTTGGTGAATCTGGTGGACTTCGTAATGGTCTTGTCTTGAAAAACTTCCACGGTTTCCGTGTTTATACCTCAAGCAACGTCCCATCGGTAGGGACGGGAAGCGGGACCACAGGTAGCGGAAATCAGAATCTAAATTATTCCGTTATAATTGGAGGTCACGACTCCGCAGTCGCAACAGCCGAATCTATCGCGAAAACAGAGACTTATCGCGATCCAGATAGCTTTGCAGATGTCTGTAGGGGGATGCAGGTCTACGGTTCGAAAATACTTCGCCCTGAAGGCATTGTAACCGCAAAATATAACGCAGCTTAAAAGGAGCATTGAACTATGGCTAACTTAGCAACCGCAGATCATGCTGCGCAAGGCAACTCGGCACGGGGGCGTTCTCCGTATCTTGTCCAAAACACAATCGACATTGCAGCCGCAATTGTCCTCAAAGGCAGCGACTTCGCTGCTGGCGATACCATGGAAGTCCTTAACGTACCTGCGGGTTCGGTAGTTCTTTCAGCAGGCATCGAAATCCTCACACAGGTTGATGGTACGTGTACTCTTGATCTGGGTTATACAGGTGCTGATCCAGCCGCTGTTGACCTCTATGTTGATGGTTTGGATGTAGTTGGCGGAGCGGTGGGTGCTTATTCCACAACTCCGGGGACTGAAGCTGCACAAATCCAAGTTATTGGTTCCGGCGCAGGTACTGATATCATCTCTGCCAAATTTGTAACTGAAACAGATGTTACCCTTGGTAATCTCCGCTTCTGGGCAATCCTGATGGATGTATCAGACCTTGGCACAGGCGACATGCTGGCTGCAACAGCAGCACGGGATAACGTCTAACTAACTTTTGGGGCTGGCTTAATTGCTGGCCCCAATTACTCACTTCAAAAGGTAAAACATGGCTAGTACATATCTCGCACTTTGCAATCAGGTGATCCGCCGTCTTAATGAGGTTGAGATGATTGCAGATAATTTCTCAACAGCTTCGGGTGTACAGGCTCTTGTCAAAGATGCTGTGAAAGCTGCCATTGCCCGTATTAACCAGATGGAATTTGAGTGGCCTTTTAACGCGGCGGAAGAAACCGATACTTTAATTGTAGGTCAAGAAGAATACACTTGGCCGACTTACTTTAAATCCGTAGATTGGAATACCTTCCAGATACAGGCCAGTGACAGCCTTGGGTCAAGTTTTAGCACTTTGAAATTTATTGATCGTGATGAGTGGTATAAGAACCACCGCGATGCAGACGATACCTCTGGGTCTACAGGAAGGTCTATACCTCTGTACGTTTTCCCCAGCCACGGTAGTGGGTATGGTGTAAGCCCTTCCCCTGATAAAACATATGCTCTGAAATTCCGTTACTTTTTAAATTACACCGATATTATCCTTCACGATGATGTCACCCGTATCCCAGCAAGCTATGACAACGTGCTGGTCGATGGGGCGCTCCATCAAATGTATATGTTTAAAGACAACCTAGAGGCCGCACAACTTTCTCTCCTAACCTTTGAGCGTGGCGTGAAAGATTTACAGGGTCTATATATTAATACTTACCAAAGTGTAGCAGATACGCGGGTTGCATTTTAATGCCTGATCAGATTGATTCATATAAACTAATCTGTGGTGGTGGGTTAAACTCTAATGAAAACCACCTTGATTTATCAGATAACAAACCGGGTGCAGCCACTCGTTTGATTAACTATGAGCCGTCATTATTTGGCGGCTATCGTCGTATTGAGGGCTTCTCAAAATATGATGCAAGCTACGGCGAAGTAACAGTTGCTGGATCAACCACTGCCGCTGGACCTGTGCTTGGCGTAGCAATATTTAAGAATGATGTGACGGGCAGCAGCACGATCA